ATAAATAAATCAATCTAATTAATAAACCTAGACCAGCTACACCAGCAACAGCCGCTAGTCCTGTCTTCATATTAAAGATAGCTTTACTTACGCCTTTGAGTCCACGTTTAAGTGAACTAAATGCTCGTTTAGTTCTATCTTTTGCGTTTATATCGAATTGTAATCTGTTTCTTGCCATTATCTTTTTAACTTGCTATCACGATTTAACTTATCGTAAAAAGCACACCATAAGTTAAATTCATTCACACTCATATCTAGTATATCAGATAGTTTCAAGTTCAGGTCTTTGGCAAGATGTAGGATATTTAAAAGATCGTGGTCAGTTCTGATTTTTTTTTAGCCAGTCTTCAACTGGCACAACAGACAAAATGTCTTGGGCCACCCTGGCCACTACTTCAGGATCAACTGACCTCATTAAAGTTTGTTTATCTTCTAATGAATAAAGTTTTTTTCCCTCTTTGTCTTCAGCTTTAAGAATTAAAACGTCAGCAAATAAAGTAACGTCATCAGGTTTAGTATTTCTAGTTAAGATTCTTTTATCGGCTAAAGTTAAAGGTTTAGCATAGACAGTAATCCCCCATTCAGGAACATCAATAATCTTCCTGTCTATTGCTTTAAAATGTTCTTTGGCTTTGTCAAGAATATCACTCATAAAAGAGTAAATACTTAAATTCAGCTAAATAGTCAAATTAATTAAACTGTTCCTCTAGTTAACGCACCAGTTAGAGTAGCTGAAAAAGTTGCTTCTATCATACCATCGGTCGGAGTTGATACAGAATTAGCAGAAATGATCCACGTTCCACCAAAATAATAATCTCCACTTGTTGCACCCTCTGGATATAATGTCATAGTCACTTGTTCACCTTCCGCTATTGCTATCTGTCCGTTAGTGTCTGTTTCGTCCCAGAAACACTCGACAGACGCAGTTGCGCCTTTTTTGCCAACTTGGAAAGTTTTGGAAGTATCAGTTAATGTAGTATCTTCTAATAATTCTGCTGTTGTATCTAAAGTAAAACTTCTTACTTCAGCAACAGTATTAGTTCCAACTTTAATTAATCCTGAACTTCCTGTATGTGTTGCCATTATTTATTTTCCTCTTTTTTTATTTTCTGTTTAGCTTTATTGCCAAACGTACTTAAAGGTTTTGTAACAGTAACACCAACCTTTGTGTAGCCCATTTTCAAATAATATTCTTCCTTATCTGCAAATGTTTCAATCTCACTTGTGCCGTTAGGTGTTTTTAATTTTATTCTATTTGTTGCCATAATTAAACTCCTGTTTGTACTGCGTTCTCAACAGTATTGTATGAAATTAAATAGGTCAACCTCATCAATCCTGTCTTTTGACTGGCAGTATCAAAATCCACTTCTGTTGAAACTAATTTTGTATCTTTTGCATTACCACCACGAGAAATATCAGTTACCATCGCTTCTTCTACTTCTTCTGCAATCGTATCTAACGTATCATCTATGTTAGCTGTTCCTCGACAATGTGCTTCGATAATTAAATTTAATGATCTGAATTGAGTTCTAGTATTTTGGCCCAATGTATAATCTTCAACTGTTTCATCTAACGTATAAACAATTAAAGCTGGAAGATTCCCAGTCTGTAAAGGAAAGTATCTTGTTTCATAAACATTTGAACCAGTAGTAGATAAACTGGTAATCGTGGTAACTACGTGTTCTCTAATTGCTTTTCTAACGTGTGCCATATTATCCTGATAATGTAAATCTCGTCATTCCTGTTCCATCAGGAAGTATCTCTTTAATATAATAAGTAACAGTATCAATAACAAAAGTATCATTGAAAGTAGCCGCAGAAACATCGCTTGATTTACAAGTAAAAACTGGCACTTCTTCTATAAGTCCAGCTTCGCCTACACTTTGTTCTACTGATTCTTTATCGAAAATACCTTTAACTGTTGAACTTGTACCAGCACTTACATCTGCAAATGTAGCTGATTTAGCAAAATCATCTGTATCAAAGAATATTGCTCGTTCTGTATCTGATTCTATTGCCATATTACTTGTTTTTTTTTAAACATTTTGTTAATACTTTTACTAGAGATGGATTGGCCATGAATATCTTTTCATAACCATTACCTACTGCAACTGCAATAGGTTCTTCCCCTTTAGTATTCACATCAATATCTTCCATATTCATTATTATATGAAACATCTCATGGAACAAAGTATTAAATAACTTTAAACCTTTCAACCTTTTATCTATTTGTAATGTATAGAGATTTGGGTCATATAACCCTAAATAATCTTTAGGAGTTTCATAATGAACTTTGATCTTTCTTTTACCATACTTGATAAAAGATAATTTCATTACATTAGAATATTGCGAATAAAATAATTAGAATAGCAACAGCAATTCCAATAGAAATTTTAGGATTCGCTTTTGCTAGTTTTAACCAGTCTTTCATAGAACTCCTATTTCTTTTTTTTACGTGAAAAGATACTTTTCTTTTTCACAGCTTTGTTTTCAGGTTTTTTCATATCTTCAGCAACAGCAATAGCGTGTCCACCACCAATTAAGACATTACCATCTGCTTCTGACGCTTCAACAACTTTACCAGCCGCCGCAAATACACCTTTAACAAAAGTCTGCTTTAATATTTTTATCTTCATAATAGTTTCCTTGTATATAAAAGAAAAGGCGAGGTCAACGCCTCGCCTAATCTTGTAAACCACCTAATTATTAATATTAGGCAATTAAGTCTTGAATTGCCGCAAAACTTTCTGCGTGTCTAACAGCAACATCTACATCGTATAACCCAATTATTCTAGTACCACCTTTAGCGGCATTAGTATAAGGATCAACCGATATGTCCAAACTACCCCATTCTCCAATGATCAAATCATTGAAGTTTCCAAAAGTAAGAGCAGAACAAGTTCCACTTGCTGTACCTTTAGTTAGGTTATCTGGAGAATTTGTTGTTGAAAAGACATTATAGCCCATCAGTTTGTTTTGATCATTCATGATCATCACAGAGTCTGTAGTACTGACTTTTGCAATAGCCATAAATCGTGATATTTGGAGTGGCGAAGTAACAAAAGCCAATGCGCCTACATTTGCATTGTCAGTAGCAACTTCTTTCCAAGTTTCAACAACTTTAGCCCACGTTCCTTGATCACCATTCGTACCCATAGCAACTGCACCAATACCACTTGTATTTAAAATACCAGTAGGAGTGTTTGAAGTGCCATCGCCTTGAATAGCTTTCTTATCAACTTCGTTAGATAATGTCTTAATTATGTCATTTCTAACAATCGTTTCGATTGCTGGAGTTGATTGGTGCATTAAGTGTCTTGATATGTCAGTAAATGTTCCTAAAGTTTTAGGAGCCATAGTAACTTGTCTATAAGTCGTATTGACTTCTGTTACTGCCGCATTTTCTGCAACCCAAGACGCAGAATTAACTGCATTTTGTGCTGGAATTGCAACTTCACCAACTAGACCACTTAAGAATAACGCACCAGCTTGTTTAACAACCATGTTTGCTCTTAACGCTTCAATAAATGAACCAGCTAAAAGGTTAGTTGCAACCAAGTTTCCACCATCACCAGCTACTCCTTGAATCAAATCTCTTTTCCATCTTAAATCTGATGGAATGTAAATTCCTCTTGGAGTTTTGCCAGTCTTACGTGAGATTTCATCAGACGCTTCTTTTTCAAGTTCAGCACCAGACCAATTTCCAGTTGCCATAGCTTTAATAGCTTTGACAATAGAATAATCTCGGTTTTCCTTGTTAGAAAGTCCGACTTCATCTTTCTTGTCCAAAGGTTTTGCTTCGCCAAGTTTGTTTAAAACAATTCCTCTAAATTGAGAAATAGAAACATCGTCATTAACTGCTTTACTTGCTAGGTCAGAACAATTATGTCTTGATCCTAAAGAAGTAATTTCTTTAATTCTAGCTGTTTCGTTTTTTCTCGCTTTAGCGATTTGTTCTTCAACATTAACTTGTGGAGTTTCAACTTTTGGATTTTCTTTCGCTT